GAGTCCCAGTCGTTCAAGAGCATGTTCTGGCGGATGATCGACATGCACTGCGGGTCGGCCTCGAAGGCGACGACATCGCGGCGGGCCTGGCAGGCGAGCGCACAGAACCAGCCGATCTGCGCCCCGAAATCGACGAACAGGCTGTCCTCGTGAGCGCGCGACAAGATCGACAGCGTCAGGATCGACTCGGCCGGCTCCCAGATCCCCAGCTCGTCAATCGTGCGTGACACCGCGTCGTGGGCGGGGCAGTAGACGCCCATCTCGGCGTACTCCTCGTGCTCCCACTGCCAGATCGCCAGCGGGAACCGGCACGCCAGATGGGATGGCACCTGCGGGTAGTCGTGGTAGCCGTGAGGCTTCGACAGATCGACCCTCACCTGTTTGCGATCGTGGTAGGTGTGGCCGCGCTGGCAGCAGATCTCATCCCACGTCGTCATGTCGTTCGGATGGCTCATGGCTTCTCCAAGTCGTCGTCGATTCCTTCGTCCACCTTGGCGACCTTCCAGAACAGGAACTCGACAGCCTCGCTCATGGTGTGCTTCTCCTCGCGCAGACATTCTCCGTCGCGGGTCGCCTCAGCGACATAGGTGGCGAACACGACGAGCCCGGCCTGTGTGCGGCCGATGGACTGGCTACGAATGCCGACCGACCAGCCGTGCTTCGTCAACGCCCGACACCGGTCATCGACATCCTTCGGAGGGCGCTCCCCGTCTTTCACAACATGCCCCGCTCGTTGAGCAGGTCGACCAACTGGCGCATCCGGACCTCGTACGTGTGGTCCCGCTTCGTGTTCTCGACAGCGGTCTCGCGCTCGGCGCTCCGCAACGTGCCGTCTTCCAGCCGGAGGTCGATCATCCCGCGGAGATCCTCCAGGCTGTTGAGATACCAGTAATCGTGCTGGAACAGCGGGGTGAGTCCCTCCACCCACGGATGCAACAGCACACCGCCGCGGCCCATCGTCTCGGGGATCCGATCGGAGCAGTAGTGCGTCATCGGCGACCCATCGACCTTCGGCGCGAGACACGACGTGCCGACCACCACCTTCACCGAGGCGTACAGGTCGGTGAGATCATCGCCGCGGATGGCGTGCTGGCCGGGTTCGGGCCAGAACTTCACCTGCCGGTCATAGTTCTTGCGCAGCCAGCGGATCAGCTCCGGCCGGTACGTGTCTTCCTCGTGGTAGCCGGGCTGCCATGAACCGACGAACGCGATGTCCGACTTGAACCGCTCCTGCGGTGTCCCCAACCGGCAGTGACGCTCCGAGATGCCGGGAGGGAACCACACGTGGTTCACGCCAGCCTTCTCCCACTCCTCGTCGTGGCCGCCGTCAGGTGACACCAGCAGGTCGACACGGAAGAACGGGTCAGTCGCGATCTCGGCCTGACGCTTCAACCCCCACCAGCGATCCAAGTGATACCCGACGACCGGCACACCCGCCTTGCGGGCGGTGGCGAGCAGCTTCCAGTAGAGCGCCTCCCCTGACTTCGCTGCGAGGCCGCCGGTGCGGGTCCACATGACGAGATCGACCGTCTGTGGGTGACGACCCATCCAGAACGTCAACTCGTCGAGCTGCTCGGGATGGCCTTCCTGGAAGGGCGACACCCGGTGACCGTTGTTCTCCAGCGCTCGCCGCACCTCGTTCTCGGTGGAGTGTTCAGGCTCGAAGTTACCGATGTAAGCGACATGCACCCAGGGGAGGGTAATACCCCTGGGGGTCAGGGCGCAAGGTCAACGAGAACTGCGGCCACCGTGCACGGGTCGTACAGCAGAATGCCGAACGCCTCACGGATCGCCAACAGCGCGTTGACGGTCGGGACGTTCGACTCGTCGCGGAAGTCCTTCTCAGCCGCCACCTGATACCACACCGGCCCCGACGCATAGATCCAACGCCGATCAGCCGCCGGGATGGTGCCGCCCGGACCCCACATGTGGGCGTAGCCGGCGTCAGCAACGATCTCGTGGCCGGAGGCGGCGACGACGTGGCCGTCGATGACTTTGCCGCCCAACTGGCCCATCACGTTCGACAAGATGCCGGGCGACACATGGATCAGACCCTTGCCGCCATGCAGGGCGTCGGCCAACCATTCCTCGAGCACGATCATCGAGTTCTCGATCGACGTCGTCGGCGCCGACAGCGTCGACCCGTTCACGACCGCGTCGGACTGCAAGCTGTGATCGCCCTCACCGGCGAGATCGCCGCCCACAACCGGTGTCGTGGCCCAACCCCGGTTCAGTTGCAGTGCGAGCGCCTCGGATGCCATCAGATCCATCCGGCCGTGGGTACGGCGCTCCAACATCTCCCAATCCGACGACAACGTCGAACAGCCCAACGCGTCGGCGAACCGGAACGCCTTCTGGAAGCGGGTCTCAGGGAAGGTGCGTTGCAGCTCGAAGTAGCCCGGCGAATAACCGGGATCACCTTCGTCGCCACCGGCGTCGCCGTCTTGGAGCACCATCCGCACCGGCTCCTGACATGCCTCCGAATCACCCCAACGCAGCCCGCCACAACCCCACGGCGTGAACGTCACACCCTGCTGCATCCGGTTCGGGCCGGGACCGCCAGGGAAGTTCTCCGAGAACGCCGACGCAGGGAGCGCGGTGGCCGCGTCGGTGAGCAAACCCCACGGTCGCTTGGTGGCCTGTGGCATCACCCACTGGTTCGGCATCGTTCACTCCTTCTAACGAGAGAGGCCCGGCCCTCGCGGACCGGGCCTCATCCTATGTGTTGTTCTCGGACGGGATCAGGAGGCGATGCCTGGGTAGTCGCCGCCTTCGCAGTCGATGTAGACGTCTGCGATCTGCTGGCCGTTGTAGCACAGGTTGTTCATCTCGATGAGGTGAGCCGGGCAGGTGTTGGTGTTCACGACGCCCTCGAAGTTCTCGAAGAAGAACGTGAACTGGTTCCGCATCAGGTCGTCTTCGAGACGGTAGATGTTGTTCCCCGACACGCCGACCGTCAACTCGCCACGGTCCATCATCGTCAGCTTCCCAGGCGGGGCGACGATCATCTCCAAGTTGCGGGGCGGGTTGTTCATCAGGCCCGACGTCTGGAGCGTCGGCAGCGCCGTCGCCCAAGAAGGACGGTCGATGAAGAAGTGCGGGTTCACACCGGCATCACGGAACAACTGCGTGACCTGAGCCTCGGACGGCACCATGTTGAACCCGCCGTCGGTGCGGCGCCTGCGGACGAGATCCATCTGGATCGCCTTGAGCACCCAGCGAGGCATCCACGCCTCCATGAGACCGTTGACATCCCACCGCTGCTGCTCTGCGTAGAGCAGGAGGTAGTTGAGGATCGTCGACGTGATCCGCGTCGTCGCGTTGTAGTTCAGTTCCTGACCGGTGATGGTGTCCGTCGCGGTCGCCATCGCCTCCAAGAGCTGCACTTCGGCGAGACGGGCCTGAGCCGCAGCCAAGCGGTTCAGGTATGCCTCCAACAGCTCCGGGAACGTCATCGCCAACAGGTTCTTGACGGTGAGGCACCGGTACACGGCGTAGATGACGAACTCCTCGGGTGTGGCGCACTCGATGAGCTGGCAGGCGTTCTTGACGGCTTCGGCGTCGGCGTCGTCCTCACGGGTCCAGATGCCGGTCCCGCCGGTGATGTCGTCAAGCGACGGCGACGGGTAGATCGTCACGCCGCCGCGGGCGTCGAGCCGCCACGCCGGAAGCGACGCTGCGACCGGACGGCGGGTCGTGTTCTGGCAGGCGAGGTCGTACACCGGGATCAGCGGTGCACACATCGCTGCCATCACTTCCTCCGGCTGGAACTGCTGGAGGTTGAAGAACGAGTTGTCGCCGAGGATGCGCCCCTTCGCGAAGCGGCCGGGGATGCCGGCGATCCGATGCCGGGTGTCCGAGCCGGGATCCATGCCGTCGGCGGCGTCGAGCATCGCCTGGGCGACCTCACGCCAGTCGGCGAACGTGTCGCCGTCACCGGAGTAGCCGGGGGCGCCCCGCTTCTTGCGCAGGATGTCCGGCTCGACCTTGCGGCCGTCGTCGGAGCGGGAACCGCCACCGAGCCCCTTGCGGACGTTCGGGTTGCGTTCCGGGCCGCCCTTGCCGGTGTGGAACGCGATGCCCTTGTCCTTGATCGAGTCGGCGCCGACCGTGGCGAGATCCTCGTCGTCGGCTGCGGTCTCCTCGTCTTCGGTGATCTCGACGGGCGGCTCGACCTCTACCTCCTCGTCGGTCTCGACCTCGGCCGGGACGTCTTCGGGATCGTCGGACAGCTCCTCGAGCCCGGCGGCGGCGGTGGCACGCACCGCCATCTCGGTCTTCGCGAGACGGTACGCGGCCTGATACGGGGCGTACTCGGCCATGAACTCGGCTGTGGGCGACGCCTCCAGCACCGGCTTCGCCTCGGCGGCGACAGCGGCACGGAACGCCCGCAGGTCGTCGGTGCTGATGCCGGACAGGTCGTACGTGCCGTCCTCACCAGGAGTGGCGAGAGCTGCGGGGATCTGGGGCCACTTCATGTGGACTTCCTCCATCGTGTCGGTGAGGACTGTGGTCGCACATCATTCACGGCGCCCCCGCCGATGAACAAACAGACCCGGCCGTCGGACGCGACACCGCCCGCCAGGCAGGCGGCGGGCGGAGTCGTGCAGGAGGTCGTCTTCCCTGTCGGGTATTACCCTACGAAGACCTCGTCGTCATCGTCAAGTTCCAACTCGGCCAACGCCACCTCGGCATCGACATCGACGGACCGCGCGACGGTGACCGTCGGTGAACCGGTGTCGATGTTCTCGAACGTGATCTCGGTGCCCTGGACGACGAAACGCTCCACGTCACCCGACGCCGGCTCGGTCGGCTTGACCGGGGCGGAACACGGCGGCAGCGACGCGAACAGTTCGACGATCTCGCCTTCGGTGTTCGTGATGATCCCGTCGAGCCCGGCGGCGACCTCGAGTTCGAGTTCGCCGTCGCCGTTGTCGTAGCCCTCGGCGTTGACGCAGACAGCGAACTTCAACTTGTCGCCGAGCCAGTGCCCCGACACCCGCGACGCGCGGGCGTTCGCTACGTCGACGTCGGAGCGGCCCGGACGGACGTAGCCGCAGTACCACGGGCCGATCTGACCGGCGATCATGTGGACGTCCGCCCATGCGTTCTCGACGCCGTCGGCGAGCTGCAAATACGCCTTCGCCATCGCCTTCTCGGAGCCGACATCGGCGAGCGGATGATGGCCGCCGTAGAGGCACAGCGGCCCGGTCCACACCTTGCCGTTGTCGGTGAGGACACCCGACTTGTTCCACGACGTGTAGCTGTCGGACGGGCGGGGCGGAATGATGCACTGACCGAGCACCCCCTGATGGCACTGGTCCCATTGAGCGAGATGCCCGTACACCGGGATGAAGCCGTCCTCGTCGGCATCCTCGACGGTATGCGGAGTCGCGACATCGGGCTCAGGGATGTGGAAGTAATCCCACGACGGCCGCGTCCCGGCCAGCCCGGCGGTCACCTCGATGTGAGGCCGCTTCAAGTCGAACGCCACCACCGACGGGCAGTCGATGACGAGAGGATCCATCGGATCCCACTCCGCCGACGCCATGATCTCGCCGAGCGCCGCGGTCACCTCGTCGTCGGTGAGGACGCCGTGAGCATTCGGATGCGCGGGAGTCGACACGAACGTCGTCTTCGCCAGCTTCCACTTCACGAAGTGGGCGACGACGTCGTAGTCGGACATGTCGTCGTTCCAGACGATCTCGATCTCCAGTTGGATCTCGGCGAGATCGACCGAGTTGTGACGCAACGACTTCGACAGGATGCCGAGTGCCATGCGCCGGCCGTTCTCGTCGTCGACGAGCCAGCCCTTCCCCGACAGGATCTTCGGGTCGGACTCGAAGTCGAACTTCACCTCATGCAACGCCCCGACCGGCACCGCGCCGTCATGGCCGGGCATGTCGACGAACTGCCCGAAGATCGAGCGCGGCAACTCCTGGACGTCGCCGCCGTCGGCGTGCATCACGCGCGACAGCCAGCCCTCCTTCGTGCCTTCGTCCATCACCGCGAGCTGCGGGAAATGGACGGCGCGCAGCGTGCCCGGCGGGCGCTCGGTCGGCTGGGAGCCCTTGGTGATGTTCATGTGCGCCTCCTACGCCGGACGGTCAGTCCGGGGCGTGTCGGTATCTTGGTCATCTGGAGAACCCGGCTGACCTTCACCCGGTCCGGCCTGCGGGTCATCGGCAGGAGAGTCAGGCGCGGGGCCGGTCGGCTTCGTCGTCTTCACCTTGTCCCAGTCGATGTTCTCGACGCCGGGACGGCCAAACAGCATCAGGTACGGATCCTGCACCTTCTCACCAACCCAGTTGATGTAGTCCGGGTCGTTCATCTTCGCGGTCTCTTTGATGCCGGACATGGCGCGCAGTTCCTTCACGGAGATGCCGCCCCGGTCGCGGGCCTGACGGGCATCTTCGGACAGGTTCGCTTTCACCTGGGCGTCGGTCAGATCGAACCACAACCGGTACTGCTGCGGGTTCTCCACCTCGCGCCGCTCCAACTCATCCCAGTAGGCGAGGCGAGTCAACGCCCAAAAGCCCATCTCGAGATCGGGCTGGACGGCGATGCGACGCTCCTCGTCGGCGTTGTGCCATGCGGTGAAGTGGTTGGCTTCCTCGTTCTCCGTCGCCCCAGCCTTCGACACATCCAACGAGCCGAGGATGGTGTCGCGCAGCTCGGCGCGGGCCTTCATGTCGCCCTCGGGGATGCTGGAGTCGTCACGGATGTGGCGCAGGAACTCCGAATCCTTGCCGTCGCCGCGCAGCAGCAGCGCCGCCGCCGACGTCGCCTCGCCGCGTTCCGCTTCGGCCATGTTCTTGTGGAACGCCCGATTCAGGTAGGCCAGGACGTTCTGCTGAATCACTTTGCCGTCGGTGCCGGTGACCGACACCTCGTTGATCGACGACGGCACGAAGAACATGCCGTTCATCGCGTAGCGCGACTGGAGGCGGGCACGCATGTTCAGCGTCAACCACCACAACACCTCCATCTCGGTCGTCAGCGACGGCATCGCCGAGTTCACCATGTCGAAATAGTCACGCGCCGGCGACCACACCCGGCCCAACAGGTTGCCGGGCGAGATCTCCTTGTGGAACTGCGACTCGGTGAAACCCATCCCGGTCGGCTTCGTGATCCACTTCACCATCTCCGAGTTCGTGCCCTCATCGTCCAGGTCGCGGACGTCCAACTCGGCGGATGACAGGAAGAAGTAGCCGTCGCCGTCCTCCTCGCGCACCAGCCACGACTCGGCCGGGATCTTCATCAACACGAAGAACCGCTCGAACAGGCCGCGGGTGCCGCCCGACTTCGCGTAGAACGCCTGGGCAGCCTCCGCCACCCGGCCGTCTTCGATCTCTGACTCGACGGT